AACATCAAGTGCCGGGGTGGTCTTGGTCGTGTTCTTCATGACCATAGTGAACCAGAACTGAACATCAGCGTCTGCCAGATGCGTAGCCCAATAGGTTGGAAGAGTGAACTCGATGAGGTCGTAGTCGGTCTTGGCATGAAGCACGAGAAGATCGCCCGGGGCGGTAGCTGCTGGCACCATGATGATTCCCGGTGACACCGTGGGCGACAGAATCTGCCACTCAGCCACGCCCATCATCCCATCATAAAAAACCGAAGGATCAAGGGTCTTGTAGATGTAAATTCTGCTCGTCTGAAGACAGAGGGGTACATCGATCTCGTAAGAGCCTGGAGGTACCAACTGCTCTGTCATGGTCCAGCCTACAGTGCTGACCGGAGTTCCATCCATGGCGGTAACAGCGATGGTCATATCAGCAGCATGAAGACCTGTGTCTGCTGCACCAAAGATGGCCTCTGTCTTCATGGGAGTCTCCTAAGGGTGACGGTCGAGGTGGTGCCAGCCCTTCTCACCAGCAACGGTTGCCGAGAGAAAGACTTGATAGAGATCCTCGAACCACTGTTGATAATCAAGCTTCACTCGATCCATGAGAAACCGTTCACCGTATGCCCGCACTTCGTGTGGGTCCACGCTCTTTGCCAGTTCTGCGGCATGAACAAAGTCTCTCAGGGTGTTGCATCTGAATCCAACTTTCCCATCGACACAGTCTGGGATGGTGCCGGGGAAGACGGCGAAGTTGGTGGTGATCGGTGGAGTTCCATGCAGCATCGACTCAACGTGAGTTCCCGCAAAGCACTCCAGATACTCGGTGGGGGTGAAGGTAGCGATTGCACGGCTCATCCACTTCTTTCTCTGCTCGACATTCACGAAGCCAACGTACTCCCAAGTTCCGGGTTCAAGGTCGAAGTCTGGGGTGTCATTGGGAATAAGATGACCGTTTGACCTGACCGATGCACCCTGCCCCGCAATGATCAGCTTCTTGCCGAGAGCCTGACAGGCCAGCGCGGCGGTGATGATACCCTTGCGCTTGATCATGCGCCCGATGAAGAAGTAGTAGTCATCCTTCTCAGCGCTGAACTCAACCTCGTCTGGATCGAAGTAGTTTGGGATCACACGATCGTAGTAGCTGCCGTTGATGCAAGCATAGGGCGCTTCAGAACCATAGGTGAAGTTCTGAATGTAGCTCGACTCGAATGCACGGAACCTGCCTTTGACCGACCCACGGTACCCAATCCCCGGCTCACACGAGAGAAAGAGCTTCACGCCCTGAGCGATTGGGGTCTGATAGCTGCCCTGCGTCAAAAGCAGGAAGTCATCGTCTCGCTTGTTCTCGTTGATGTACTTGATGCAAGCCGCGTTGAACTTCAACGTAGAAGGTTTGCGAGTGGAGTTGAAGTCGTGACGAAAGTCCCCATTCGTGAAATCATAGCCAATGCTAAAGCGATTGTCCCCATCACCGTAATCACGAGCAATATCTGAAATAGCGTGGGTTTGAACATAGACCAACTCTCCCGGCTGGCCCGCGCAGTAATCCTCGATATCACTCCCCTCACTTCCGTAGAAAAACACCGTGTGTCCGAGTGAGGTGAGCATCTTGGCCAGCTTGCGATTCTTTTGAGTGAAAGCACAGCTCATGAACTCCTTCGATTGAGGAAGGTGGACCAACGAGAGCAGATGAAATCTGAACTTCTTCATGCTGCCTCCCCGACGAAGATCCCGTAGTAGCACTTCCCCACCGCCGTGTTTTCGTTCATGCGCTCTACTTTTCCGATTCCGCCCAGCCATTTGTTCAGATTCTCCTCCGTGAGATCATGAAGATGGCCATCTGCCACCCCGGTGTTGATCCATTCGAAGAGCCGCACGATCTTTCCAATCTTCCTAGCGTTCTGCACGATGAGTTCAGGGTCTTCGGTGTGCTGCAAGCAGTTGTAGAGCCAGACCTCATCAAACTTGAGAGAGGTGTCCAAGTCCTCGCCCTTTACTTTCAAGCGAGTAATGAAAGCGCTTTCATACCTCATGTTCACCCACTCGGGGTAGTCACAGGGGTCGGCTACAACACCCCGCCCGACGTTCTCACACTTGAGAAGCAACGAGTACGGCCCACCGCCAATATCAAGAACTGTTGCACCGTTGAGGTTGAAGTTGAAAGGACTCTTTCCATTGTGGAAAGCCTTCAGCCCCATGCGTCTGGCATAGGCCATCTGCTTGTACTCCTCGCCCAGCGAGTTGACACAGTTACCGTGCCAATCCGCCTCCCACTTCGTTGCTTCAGCCCAAGTCTGAGTCATCCCGCCCCCTCGTTGATGGTTGTGGCCGTTATTTTACATCATTACCTCAGCCTGCACACTATTGACGGTCCACGCTGAGGAAGTGCCACCGTTCATCGAGATACCGATGCCGAGGCTGGAGACTGTGCTATCGAATCCACTGGATACAGCTTGGATGGCCCTCAGGTTGGAACTGAACCCTGCGGCAGATCTCTGGCAGTTGAGGTTAAGCCCACCGACGATCACCGCAGCAGTACCAGAACCAACTGATCTGAAGTGAACGTCGAATTGCATGAACGCTGTTTCAGCAGCGGCTGTCTGTGCGCTCAGCGTGAGTGTGCAACGAGCGGTATCAGAAGTTGTACCTGCGGTACCGACGCGAACGTAGTATGAAGGAGTGGCCGTCGATGCGGCAGTCTTCGTCACATAGATCGTGCAGCGATAGCGAGTACCAGCAATTGGAGCAACTGGGAACTTCACGTAGGAGCCGGTGACATAGGTGTCAGTTGCAAACCCAGCGCCTTGGTTCGCGGTGCTGTAGTTGTACGTTGCAGCCGGTCTATCCCAACCCCACGATGGGTTGGCCCCAGCACCGCCAGAGGTCAGGAACTGCTTCGCAGATCCTGCCGCCAGCTTCGACCAGATCGTGCCGTTGTGATAGAGAACATCACCTTGAGTTCCGGTCAACTCGGTGATGTTCAGACCCCCGGTGTCACTGTAGGCAACGATGTTCTGAGCAGTAGTAGTCGTGTCATCGCCAGTGACATTACCAGAACCCGTGTCACCCTTTGGCCCTTGGGTACCAGTATCCCCCTTCAGACCTTGAGTACCCGTGTCACCCTTGAGACCATCAGTACCCGTGTCTCCCTTTGGTCCTTGGACAGTAGAGTCAGCCCCGGTGTCACCCTTTGTTCCGGTGTCACCCTTGTTGCCTTGAGTACCCGTGTCACCCTTAGTTCCAGTATCACCCTTTACCCCGGTGTCACCCTTAGTTCCAGTATCACCCTTTACCCCGGTGTCACCCTTGAGACCCTGAGTTCCAGTGTCCCCTTTAGCTCCAGTAGGAGCAGTAGAAAGGGTTATCCAAACTGGGGTGTTGTCGGAGAAAGATCCGTTAGTAAGAATTGCAATGGTTGTGTTCACTGAGACAGCATGCCAGTTTCCCTGATCGGAAGTAGCCCCTGTAGTAGCAAAACAGACATAGTGAGAAGAATCTGACTTCTTGGTCATCGTAACGAAGGTGCCGCTGGCTAGACCATCCCACAGTGAGTCTCGATCCACTGTGTCAGCATCAGTGTCGTCTATATACATGTCATGGACGTTGGAAAGAGTGTCTGTGTCAAATCTGATTTCCCCAGAAGAAGGAGTAAATCCCCCAGTTCTGTAGGTATAGCTGAACGCTCTAGGAGGAACGCCAGTATCCCCCTTGGTACCAGTGTCACCTTTAGTTCCTGTATCCCCTTTGACTGTTGAGTCAGCACCAGTGTCTCCCTTGATTGAGACACCAGTGTCACCCTGATCTCCAGTTGTTCCGGTATCCCCCTTGAGACCTTGCGCTCCTGTGACGGATGGAGACATCTGACCAACGAATGGGCGCTGGTCTTTCACGATGGCGATGGACGTTGCATCAGCCAGAGAAATGATTGCGGCAAGACGCAGACCATTGATGTTAAGCGATGGCATGACGGCAGGGTTCTCCCCAGCCTCTGCAAGCGCTTGCGAGTCATAGAGCGTCTGCCCGTACACAAGGTGATACTGCTCTCCAGTAGGGGTCTTCACCACATAGAGCAGATCGCGCTTGTACTTGGTATCAGGGACATCAGCGAGGCTGTCACCATCGTCGTACTGCGCGGTGTCAACGGTGTCTGTTGGAGCAGTGACTACCCAGTTTGCACCGCTGTGGTAGTGCTTATAGAAGGAGATGTTGGTGCCACCAGCAACTTCTTCTTCCTTGTGGTTCTTGTAGAACTCACCAGAGTCAACCGTCAGCTTGAGATCAGTGGCGCTCTTGCTGACAACGCAGCCGGTGGCGCAGAGCGGGCCGAGAATCTCCTGAAGGTAGTGAGACATGTTCGGCATGTACTGGCTGATAGGGAGGCGGATGTCAGAAAGACCAACCAGCTTGGTCGTGTCCGCACCAACGTAGGCCAGATGGATGTACAGGAGATCGCTCGGCTCAGTGGTGTGGTAAGCAATCACACCATCGTCGTCAACAGCAATCCAACCCTGTGTGCTGTCTGTGATCGTAATCGGAGAAGCAGTTGCACTCCAGACCACACGCTTGACAGTAGAGCCGTTGTTGACATACCCAGCACCAGCCGAGACATCGACCTTCTTCTCGTTGCCAGTACCCGCCGTCAGCGTGACATCACCCCCAGAGATCCAGCCCGTGCTGAAGGTGTCGAGGGTAGCAGAACGAAGAGGAACAGAGGCACTCTGTGTACCAAGCCAGAGTTCCCCGAAGACAACAACGCCCTCTTCCCCAACGGTCTCGTCATTGATCATCGCGACGAAGTCAGCGCCAACAGCATTGTCGATTCTATTCTTGTCACCAGTTCCGCTGTACACCATCGTGCAGTCAATATCATTGATGACAATCTGTGAACTATTGGCCGCTCCGACGGTATCTGTCATCTCACCACCGGCAACGTGAACGTGCGAGGGGTAGTCAACCGCTCCCTGCGGAGCGGTGTATGTCGAGAGAACGTAGCCGTACTGGGCGGAGTTCAGCGTGACAGACTTGCAGCGAA